CCTGACCTTGACGGGGTAACCAAGCACATTGCCTTCATGGGCTGTTTGAGCCTGTCCAATCGGGCCATGCAGGGCCGCATCCTGCTGACCGGTACGTGATCAGTCGGGCCGCTCCCTAAGGCGGCCAGATTGTTAGCGGCCGGCGGGGTCCGCCCTGAACCTCTCCGGCCGCTTTCAGGGCAAGCAGGGCCGGAGATTTTTCATGGATAGCGACACCCCCACCCTCGTGACCTTCCACCTCGGCTTCGCTGAGGTCGGCACCGGCCCCGACGGCCTGCCGGTCTACGAGGAGGTCGTCCACGTTACCAAGGCGCGGCCGCCGTGGCTGCAGCTGACCAACGTCGCCACCGACGAGGACATTGCCGAGAACGGCCAGGCCTACATGAAATTCGAGCGCGAGACGAAGGGCCGCCGGATGGACGGTAAGACCGGCTACCCGCTGTCGATGTGGGCGGTGCCGACGCCGGCCGAGACGATGATGTGCCACGACCGCGAGATCTACACCGTCGAGGATCTCGCCAAGCTGGCCAACAAGCCGACCGACAAGGTGCCGCCGCCGATCATCGAGCTGGCCAAGCGGGCCAAGAAGATGATCGAGCTCAGCCGGGCGACCGGCAAGCCGGAGGCCCGCGTCAACGAGCTCGAGGGCATCGTCGGCGCGTTGCGTGAAGAGAACCAGGAGCTCAAGCGGACCATCGAGGGCCTCAACGTCACCGTCGGCCGACTGATGGCGCAGCGGGTGGCCTGAGATGCTGTTGACCGTCGTCCAAGCTGTCAGCCAGGCGTCGCTCGAGATCGGCATCACCCAGCAGCCGGTCAACGCGGCGATCGGCTCGCCCGACCAGGACATCACCCAGATGGTCGCGTTGCTCTCCGCGGTGGCCGACGAGGTCACCGACGAGGAGCCCTATAGGGGCGTGCTCGGCGACGGCTACTGGCTGCTCGACAAGGACGGCGCCACCAAGAAGGCGGTGCCGACCGCCGACGACGACAAGATCCTGTTCGACGCCCGGCTGGCGATCGCCGGGCTCAAATTCCGCTTCCTGCAGGCCAAGGGCTTGGAGTACGGCGAGCCGGCGCGCGACTTCACCGTGCGCATGAACAAGCTCGCCGGCCGCGCCAACACCGAGGTCGTCGACCTGTTCACCGACGAGGGCCGCATCCAGTGAGGCTGATGCCGGGCCGCTACGCCACCGGCGCCAAGCCGGTCCAACTGAAGAAATCGCCGGTCAGCGAGGTCAAGCACCTGCAGGCGCCGCTCAAGGGCTTGAGCCTCAACACCAAGCTGGTCACCGGCGACGCGCTGACCGCGCTGATCCTCGACAATTGGACGATCGAGAAGGACCGAGTGACGGTGCGGCCGGGGCTGAAGCGGCTGGCACAGCTTGTCTCGCAGGCGCCGATCACCACCATTCTGCCCTGGTATGGCGGGCCGCCCGACACCATGGTGCTGGCTGCCGAGGGCAAGCTCTACGCCGCCGATGCGGTCACCGTCATTCGCGCCGGCTTCACCTCCGACAATTGGAATTGGACCGCCTTCTCCAACCTCGGCGAGAAGGACTACACGGTCGCCGTCAACGGCGCCGACGGCGTCTGGTCGTGGGACGGCGGCAGCGTCGCACAGGCGGCTACCGTCGCCGCCACCAGCCTGTCGAACGCCAACCCGGCGGTGGTCACCGTCGCCGCGGCCGACATCGGCAAATTCTCCAATGGCCAGGTGGTCAAGGTGATTGGCGCTGACGCCACCCACAGCGCCGCCAACGGCATTCACACGATCTCGAGCGTCGGTACGCCGGCCAACACCTTCACCCTGGTCGGCGTCGACACCTCGGCGGCCAGCGGGCCGCAGACCACCAACATCGACGTCATCCCCTACGGCTCGATCGCCCCCGAGGCGGTGACCGCGCCGGCCGGCAAGACCTACGTCGACCCGAACAAATTCCACACCGTGCTCAGCCACATGAACCGGCTATGGTTTGCCGACCGGACGAATTTAGCCTTGTACTATTTGCCGTTGCAGCAGAAATCCGGGGTGCTCAAGGAGCTGCCGCTGAACGCGCTTTTTCGGCGTGGCGGCTCGATCGCCGCGATCTATAGCTGGACAATTGACGGCGGCGCCGGCGTCGACGACCAGCTGGCGATTTTTTCGACCAATTCGGAGTGTGTCATCTTCAACGGCACCGACCCCGACGACGCTGTCAACAACGCCTGGAACCTGACCGGGATCTTCCGCTTCGACAGCCCGATGTCGATGAAATCGGTGATCCAGTACGGCGGCGACCTCTACGTGTTCTGCTCGACCGGCTTTGTGCCGATGTCGACCATGCTCAGGGCCGAGGGCGAGCAGCTCGGCGCCCCCGACAAGAACGTCACCGACGCCTTTACCGAGCTCACTGCCGACAAGAGCCAGTTTTTCGGCTGGCAGGCGATCCTCGACTACAATCACGGCTGGGCGATCCTCAACTTCCCGACCGGCGCACCCAACGTCTACCGGCAGATGGTCCGGTTTATGCCGGATCCGGTCTGGGCGACCTGGCGCGACGTCCCGGCACGCTGCTGGCAGTGGCTCAACAAGCGGCTGTTCCTCGGCTCCGACGACGGCGTCCTCTACGAGATGACTCGCACCGCGCTGTCGGACAATGGCAAGCCGATCACCGCCGATCTGCAGCCGGCCTGGTCGACCTTCAACAGCGCCGCGATCAAGAAGTTCGTAATGGTCAATCCCTACATCATCACCGACGGCACGCCGCACCCGTTCGTCGACATTCGCGTCGACTACGACACTTCGCCGCCGTTCAACCAGCCCGACGTGTCGATGGCGACGCCCGGCGGCATCTGGGACGTCGCCACCTGGGACGTCGACTACTGGGCGCAGATCCCGCGGGCGCAGATGATCTGGCAGGGCGTCTCGGCGCTCGGCCGCGTCGGCGCGCCGCGGCTCAAAGTGTCGATCGTTGACTGTGTCTTCTCGGTCGCCGGCTTCGACGTGCTCTACGAAAAGGGGGCGGCCGTTGGCTAGGCGCTATCACATCGCCTTCACCGGCGCGCCGACGCCCGACGGCGCCGCCTTCCTCGAGGAGGAGACGGGCGTGCCGTTCGCCCACCTCGACATGCGCGACTGGTTCTGCGCTACCGCCTACAACGAGCATGACGCGATCGTCGGCGTGCTGCTGGCCGAGCCGCGCAACTGGTTCGACTGGCACCTGTCGGTGGCGATCGCCGACCAGCAGTTCATGACCCGGCGGCTGCTGCGGGCGATCTTCAAGACGCTGTTCACCCGTGCCCGCCGGATCACCGCCCTGGTCGAGCCGCACAACGAGCGGGCGCTGCGGCAGGTGGTCCGCATGGGCTTCATCTACGAGGGTTTTTGCCGCTGCGGCATCGAGGGCGCCCGCGACGCCTACGTGTTCGGCATGCTGCCGGATGACTGCCGCTTCCTGCCTGGCGTCAGGGCCGCCGGGACCGTCCAAAAAATCGACATCACCGGAGAGCCGCTCCATGGTTAGCTCGCCCAAGGCGCCTGATCCCTACAAGCAGGCCTCGGCCGACCAGCAGGCGCAGACCACCGCCGGTTACGCCTCGTCGATCCTGAACAATCCCAACGAGATCAGCCCGTATGGCACCGTAAATTACAGCGTCGCCGGCTGGGAGCAGGTGCCCGGCGCCGACGGAAAAATGCAGTATGTGCCGCGCTATACGCGGACCACCGAGCTGTCGCCCGACGAGCAGCGTATCGCCGGGTATGATACGGGCACCCGCGGCAATCTCGGCCGCACCGCGGTTCAGCAAAGCGCGAAAATCGGGGATTATCTCAACCAGGGGTTGGACACCTCGCAGTGGACGCCGTGGCAGCAGGCGGCGGCGCCGGGCGAGGTCCGCCAGGACCAGGGGCCGACCGACCGCAAGGCGATCGAGGAGGCGCTGCTCGGCCGCTGGCGGGACGCCACCGGCAAGCAGAACGCCGCCCAGGATGTGCAGATGGCAATGCGCGGCCTGTCGCCGGGCGGCCAGGGCTATTCCGACGTGCTCGACGCCCGCGGCCGGGCGGCGACCGACGCCCAGCAGCAGGCCTACCTGGCCAG